GACCACCCCTCTCTGACATAGAGATAGCAAGTCGGGTAGGTCGCCCCGTGTCTACTATAGCTGAGTGGACTGAAAAAATTAGAGCTACATCAGCCCCGTCATGGGCAGCTAACTCTCAATAAAAAAAACCCTCGACGTAGTTAATACCTAGCGTCGAGGGAGTTCTGTCTGGGAGAAAACAGTTTAGTGTAACAACTAAAGTTTAGCACCAAGACCAAAAAGTTTGCAACAAAAATCTACATTAGCTTAGATAAAATACCGAAAAGACTTTCGTACATTTGTTCGTACCCGAGGCGATAAAATCGCTGCTCTCTTTGTCTTTGTCCTGCTCTCATACGAAGTAATACATTACTTCGTATTCGCTTGCAGTCGCCTACATCGCTTGCGATTTTATCGTCTTTGTCGGAAATGTCAATAGGTACGCATATATTTTTTACCACCTAAAGTTTACACTAAGTTGTGCATATGTTACAAGTCGAGACATGTTTACGCAAGAAACGGTAACGAACGCGATCATGTCAAGAAAAATCAAGTTACCTGATCAAGAGGTGACTTGGCTCCGAAAGCATCACAATGACTTCACTCACAAAGAATTAGCTGAGAAGTATGAGGTGTGCTTGGACACGCTGAAGAGATTACTCATGCGGCTTGAACTTCAATACTTTCCAGGTGCCAAGTATCAGATCAAGCCTACTCCCGAAAGCTGGAGCAGACCCTGCATATTTTGCGGGTGCAATGAACCTCGCCCTAAGAACCAGTACAGATGCGATACCTGTGTAGACCGTGAGGGAGACGCCGAGCGCGTAACCCTTGAGCAACATCAACAGACGCAGGCTCGCAAGAAGCCTTACAAGCCAGAGGTTCCTTGGTAATGGGCAATCCACAGAAGAGAAAAGGCGACAAGTACGAAGTCGATTTGGCGAAGTGGTTCAACGAAAACATCTTCAATGAAGAGCGTTGCCAACGTGCCCCTCTCAGTGGTGGCGGTAAGATAGGATTGCAGGCTGGCGGTGCTGATATACTCGGTACGCCAGACGTGTTCATCGAAGCCAAGCGAGTAGAGAGATTAAACGTACGAGATGCGATGCGCCAAGCAGAGCGCAACATAGACCAGACAAAATCTCCCGAAGCCCCCGTAGTCGTGACGAGACGAAATCAAGAAGCACTAGACGACAGCCTCGTAGTCATGCGCCTCAAGGATTGGCGTCACATGTACGCAGCTCTTCTTGAAAAGCGAGGGTTCTTGTGAAGGTTCTGTTCTTACTTATCTGGTTTCGTGCAGTACCAGATGTGGGTGTTAGCTATCATCACTTAGGTTCGTTCGACAATGAGACTAAGTGTATGACAGAATTACGTATAGCTTCTGTCTTGGTGAACGACAAACTGGAGACAATAGAATGTATCCAGGTTCAAGTGTACAACTAAGTCACCTCCGAATGTAGGTATGTGTCCTACAACACCATATGCAAAGGACGACACTCTCGTACGAAAGCATTATTTTATTTCAATGGCACGTAGATCAAGCCCAAATTCAAAACGCGGTCGAGCAGCTAAGTCTGCGCGGCAGAAAATATTACGTACACCCAAAACTACCGTGTCGGTTAATGGAGTTGTACGCCGTGGCAGTAGCCGAAGTAATAGCCCTCGCAAGCGCAGCTAACTCTGCTTACGCAGTTATCAAGAAAGCTGTATCAAATGGTCGTGAGTTGTCTTCCGTCGCTTCATCTATAGGCGTGATGCTAGACAGCGAGACCAAGTTAAAAGACGCCAGCAAGAAAAAGAGTTCCCCTTTCACCAACCTTCTTGGCAAGGGTGCATCAGACTTCGAAGCCTTTCAGAAACTTGAAGAGATGAAGGACAACAGAAATTCCCTTCGCTCAATTTGCATGTTGTATGGAAAGCCAGGGACTTGGGAACGCTTCGTACAGTTCGAGGCCGAGGCAAGACGCAAGAGAGCGGAAGCTCAGAAGCGAGCTGAAGAAGAGGCGGAAAGAAGACTGGTCATCATTTCGTATTGCATCGCTGGCCTCATCGCCACATCGGGTTTCGGTGGCTTTGCTTACTATGTCCTTTGGTACAAGGGGGTCGTGTAATGTATGTGATGGTAGTCCTCCTAATAATGGGTAGTGAGTACAAGATACATGCGGCTCCCTTGCTGTTTGAAAGCCACAGCTCGTGCCACAAAGAGTTGGTGGATTACGAAAAGGTTTTAGAAAAGACGAAGCCTAGTAACGGTTCGTATAGTGTTCGTTGCATACAGATGAACACTTCGTCAGCAGCAGCTCCGCTGGTGCGGAGCGGCTTGATAGCCGATAGCAGAAGTTGAGGAATTGATGGTGGGCCTAGAACATATTATTACCATAGCTGTCGCAATCGCAGGCAGTGCTGGCTTCTGGTCCTTCATGGCCGTACGTGAGAAGCAACGTCGGGATGCCAACGCTGAATACCAAACTACACTAAAGACACAGGTGGACAGACTGGCGGACAAGTTGGACGAAAAGACCTCGCAAATAGAAGCACTACTGAAAGAGATAGCGGAGCTACGTTCAGATTTATCAGCAGCCAAAACAACTATCATTCACCTCGAGACACTCCTGCGCAACAGATGATTGGCAGAGCAAGACAATATATATAGCGGGCGAGCCGCAGAGTTTTATGCCGCGTACATCATGGAGAACATGGGTCTTCGTATAACTCATGTAGATCTACCGTATGATGACCTATGGGCAGCACTCCCTGGTGGACGCATCGTACGCGTACAGGTCAAGTCATCCAAGCGCCCGCAGGAAAGATCAGATCTGGTCTGCCGTACCAAGAGATACGACTTCAAAGTAAACCCACACCGACGAGCTTCTTACGATGGCGTCTACATCTTTGTGGCCCTCGACCAAGAGCTAATGTTTGCGCGTAGATGGGACGACAGACCCCCGTTTTCTATTAAAGTTAATCCCCGAGAGTTCACACGAGAACGTCAATTTGAAACTTTACGTCGGGAGTTTGACCTATGAGAAAGATAGATAGTATTGTGGTACACTGTAGTGCCACTCGACCAGATTGGATGTCAGCAGATGGCATCAACGAACAGCTAAAAGAAATAGATAAGTGGCACCGCGAGCGTGGCTTCGACATGATTGGGTACTCGTACCTAGTCTCCCGCAACGGCGAGGTCGTACAGGGTCGCCCCCTTGAAAAAACTCCCGCCGCCCAGAAGGGTCACAACACAGGATCAATCGCGATCTGTTTAATCGGTGGCTTCGGCTCCGACGCTGACGACCTAGCAACAGAACACTACACTCCCGTGCAGCTTGCCCGTGCGTACTCCCTGATCCGTGAGCTGCAAGAACAGTTCAACGTAAAGAACGACAACGTACTCGGACATAACAGAGTAAGTACCAAGGCGTGCCCAGGTTTCCGCGTACAGAAATGGCTGGCTGGCATGTCTCTTTCTGAAGCAACGCAAAAGAAACCAGAGCGTACGAAAGCTGGCCAAAGTAAAACGGTCAAGGCTTCTGCTGCAACTGTCGCCGCAAGCGCAGGCACAACTATCACTGCGCTATCAGGCATCGACCAGAATGCTCAGTATATTATCCTCGGGTTTGCAGGCATCACTATACTATTTGCTCTATACATAATGCGGGAACGATTAAAAGCATGGGCAGAAGGCTGGCATTAAATGTTCGGTATGCAAAAACTTCAACTATACGCGCTGGTTGGCGCGGCGTTCGTACTCGGTTTGCTTGGAATTTATTCGGCAGGCGTAAGTCGGGGTCAAGATAAGATCAAGCGCAAGATTGACGAGAAGCGCCTAGCCAACGTCAGATCACAAAGGAAAATCACAGATGAGATTAACGACCTTGATGAAGATGAGTTGTATCATCGCGCTACTAAGTGGATGCGCGACGATTAGTGGTGACACGTATTGTGATATAGCCAAGCCACTATACTTTCAGAACGAAAACACAGTTAACTTCCTTATCGAGAAGGACGAAGACTTGTTCAAGGACATACTCGTACACAACGAGACGCACCAAAAGGTGTGCAAATAATGTATTGATCCCTAAATGTTCGCTTGCATTTATGAAGTATGGATAAACTTATTAAAAAATACAGTGCGCAACTGTCTCAACTGGAGTACGAGCTTCAAATATTAGAACCAAAAATAGACTTACCTAAGAAGCAAATGCGTGCTCGGGCTTACTTCTTATCGTCTCATGCGCGACGTTGTTTCGGTGTACTGGTCATACGAAATACTCTTCACGAGGAGTTAACAACTATAACAGACACCGCAAAGTTACTTGGCATCAGTCGCAACTCTGCCGAGACGATTGCAAACGACTGCGAGGCCGAAGGTTGGGTTGCCAGCGACAGGTCTATACCAAACTATCGGTATCTTTCTGCGACCCCTTTCTTGCTAGAGGTGTGGGGATCATACGCCGAAAGAGTGCGAGATGTATCAAATCGTATAGACTTTAGTGACACGCACATAGCGATCAAGGCGCTTGGAATTTAGCGCCAAATCACTTGGTGTTTTCACCGATACATTTGTAGTGCATATCTTATAGCCTACTTAATAAAAATAATAACGTAGCAGTAACAGTAGCTTGAAGGAGAAGTGTGCCTAAACAGATCGAAAGGTGTTGACAAAGATGTATCATAACCACTACATAGGAGACAGTCCAGAAACCCCTGGGCCTTTTAAATCAATCATGGATCAGTATGAAACAATGTCAAACAACACACAAAACTTTCGGTTCGAACTTGCTCGACTTGAGGCGAAGCTCGACATTATCACCAATCTCCTGCTGCAAAGTACAAATAGCGCACCAGCTATCAAGGACACTGCCAGCCCAGTTGCACCCGCCGAGCTGTCTCTACTTCGTACCATGACAGCGAAGCAGCATGTTACTGCCCAATTCTTAATAGAAGGTTGGTCAAACAAAGCCATAGGAGATGTTCTTAATATAGCAGAGAACACTGTTAAGCTGCACGTTCGGGCCGTATGTAAGAAGGTCGGCACCAAAACTAGAGGCCAAGCTGCCTTAGTAATGCACGACATACTCGACCGCGTTGACCCGACTGAGTACCAACGATCTTCGGGCGGCTTACCAATCGACTGGGCTAGAGCTTACGACGGTTCCAAGCCCGACCCATATGAAAACTTGTATCGAAAGGAGGACTAAACTTTGCCGCTCTTCAAAGTTAAGAAGCGCAGCGGTGGAAAAATGTATCAAGCGGTTGGCTCGTTCCAAGGTTTCCGCGTTCGACATTCTCTAGGAACCAATGACTACGTACATGCAAAAGAACTATGCGCTGAGTACGAAGCCAAGGTTTTAGCAGGAACTATAAAGCTCGGACAGAAATCAATCCACGGAGCACAGAACAGATTTAAATCTGTCGCTCGCCGCTATCTCAAATCGCCCCATACTGGGAGCAGCAAATCAACCAAGGAGTACGTCATGCGTCTCGTCAATCACTTCGGAGAGTTTCAGATCAACAAGATCGACCTCAACGACGTGGAAGAATATGTAGAGGAGAAGCATGTCAATCGTGGCAATGCGAACTCAACAATTCGCAGAGACCTTAACCAACTCCAAGGCGTACTCAACTTCGCTGCATCCCTCGGGTTACGTGAACCAGTAAAGTTAAAGAAGCCGCGTGAAGGCAAACACAAAACGGATACGCTATCGCAAGAAGAGATCGACACAATCTTTCCTGACTTGCATCCAGACATCCGACGCCTTTGCAACTTCCTACTCCACACTGGTGCTCGTCCTATTGAGGCGATGCGTCTGACCTATGACAACGTAGACTTCAGTAACAACACTGTAGTCCTCGGATCGTACAAAGGTGCAGACGGAGAACTCAGGGAGCGTCGGGTGCCCCTCAACGACAAGGCACTCTTAACAATCCCGCGCAGTGATCCACCCCCTGCGGCATACCCATTCATGATCGACGGGCGACCGTTCGAAACTAACAAACAGATTGGGTATCACTGGCGTAAGGTTACTGACAGGCTAGAAATAAGAAAGTCACCTTACACCCTAAGACACACATTCGCTACGCGTCTTGCGCGTAACGGAATACCGCCCAAAGTAATCGCAGATTTACTGGGGCATTCAGATCTAAAGATGGTGATGCGTTACATGAACACCACCTATGAGGATCATAAAGCAGCCGTGATGTCCCTGTAATTGGGTCAGCCACACAACTAAACAGAAGACCGAAAGTTATGAAAAGATTTATGTGTTTACCTATTGCAGATCAGAAGCGTACCGACTATTCCGATCCACGGAGACGTGGCCGAGTGGACGAAGGCGCTCCCCTGCTAAGGTATTTCCATACCAACTACCATAACTTTCGGTGCTTATTGAGCGGCCCAAGACGTGACAACTCTTGGCTTAATAATCACCTGCATCGTTAACGATGCGCCAAAGATACGGTACTAAAAATGACAAATCACACAACTTCAGTCCTTGAGATTACAAACTTAACCATCAGTGGATCAGCCTACGCCCAGACCAGTGATGGAGATACATGTTACATATCAGTCAACATGGCACAGGCAACCAACGTGGCCATCGGAGACAGATACTACGCACAGATGAAAGATAACTATCCAGAGCGATCTTACGTCGCAAAGTACATCGCCATATATCTGGACGTAAACCATGAGGAAACTTACATCGTAGGTGAGGACGAAGACTACTACGACGAAGACGGCATCGTAGTAGACGAAGATCCACAGACCACGAAGGTTGTCACAACTCAGACCCCGAGATCAGTTGTGGAAACTGTGACTGCCACACCCAGCTTGCATGATATAAGAGAACAAATGTTTAGTATTTTACTAGACATGGACAACTCTGAACTCGACGACATGATCATCGGCATACTAGACGTGGACGCGATGTCATTCGTTGATGTCCTTTGGTCTGTCCTCAACGTCAATCAAATAGCTTTGAAGGATATGAACAAGGCACAGAAGGGTTGCTACACCAAAGTCCAAAGTCGTTGCATGACGTTAGCTCGTGCGGGTAAACTGGTGGAGGCCAGCTATACCACCCACAACCCGCTTGGTCAGTCCAACACGTCGCTCGTTTATGCACGTCGAATGGAACAGGTGAACCCAACTCTCGTTTAGTAGGACGCTGGGCCTTCTCGGGTGCCCCCCTGCACACATAATAACTAAAAGAAAAGGGCGGTTAGTCACCGCCCTTTATCAATTCCATTACCCGATAAATCCTACTCGTCGGAGTAGTCGCGCCTACCAACTCAGTTCGTACGCGCTCGATCATTTTCTTTTTCCAGTCCTCATTCCTCAGTGCCAACGTCAGGGCCAGCACAAGCATGTCGTTGTCGCGCATCTCTTGCGTAACTCCACACCGCACGTAACCATCATCGTCAATCGACAGCGCGGGCGTCTTCGTGTCTGTGACGTACAATCTCTTTCGTACGTATTTAATCTCAGGTTGCTTGCTCAAAACGGCGGCTCCTCGTCCTTGTCTTTTGGTTTCCAAACGATGTCCGTGCTGAACATTGCCAGCATCCAGCCCACCAATGTCGTGGGCCAAGCGTTATCTTTTTCCATTTTTTAATTTCCATATGTTGTGCATCGCGTCCCGCTCGGATACAATATCTGGGCAGGACGCTTATTCTAACCACGCTCATGTCCCAACAGGCGGCGGTTGTTTATTGGTTTCAGCGCTACCAAATTGCGCCACAGTTTCGAACGCTAACCGCGTCCTGCACGATCACCCTTTCATTGCCTTGCCTGTCTTCATGTAGACAAACATTCGCTTACCGTGCGTCATGTTGAGCTTGTTCAAGTAGCCCTCGTCGCACATCGCGTTGACATAATTTGCTACCTTCTGCGGCGTCGTCCCCAATCGGTCAGCAATCACGGGTGTAGCGACGACCTCGCCCACCTCGATTGCATTGAGTACAAGCTCGTACGTAACCTTACGAAGATCATCTCTCGCCTCCTTCTTCTCGGCGGATGTCTGATCCAGCGCTGCCTTTCGCATCATGCAGGGAAGGGGTGGACGCAGACCTTTCTTGGCCTGCATCTTTTCGAACGCCATCAAATTCTTGGCGTAGATTTCTTCGTACGTATAGCTGCTCTTAACCATTGCGATCATTACCTCTCAGGTTCTTGTTGACCAGATCGACCAAGCCCAACAGCTCGTCCATGTCGTACTTGCGCGGGTGTCCCATGGCCTTGAACTCAAGCCTCAAGTTCTCGACCTTCGTATTCATACGCTTCAACGCGTTCACGACCTCTACTGGGTTCTTAATATACATGCCTGTTATCCTTCGAATGTTGGTGCTGATGTTTCTTTTGATGCTGCGTCTCGCCACGTTAATTTCTTCTGGCTTCCCTTACTCTTGGCATTGCCACTCACAACGCCGTCGAGATGCCTGTCTCCCATCACGACCCCTTCGTAATCAGCGCTTACGCAGTGGGGTTCTGTTCCATTGAGCCATTGCTGGATGCTCATAAACACACCGCCTCGCGGTCCAAACGCACCGCCATGTGGCGTATCGGGATGCACTCGGACTAGCGATCCACGATAGGGATGAACTTGGGGTGGCGGTACGGCCTTGGCTTCAATGATGTCATTGTCAGTGACCCACTTCCCATCCTTACTGAACTTGATGTCGCCACCCACAAGCAACTCGTAGCTGTCCACGTTCGGGTGTGTGTGTTCGGGAATGATGTAGTCGGGCGGCACGGCGAACACCTGTACCTGGATGTCGTCTTCCCTGTACCAAATGATACTTGTCACATCTTCGATCCAGTGGGTTACGATTGGTCCGTACGGCACCCAGCCGTACGCTTGGAAAGAATTGTTCTGAATTGCTTTAGCAATATTCTGTAGCTTGCTGCTCATGTTATCCTCGTTTGTAAAATATGTGGGTTCCAACTTGCCGTACGCGGACATAGCTTGTCGTCCAGTATGGCTTCACGTAGTCGGCGTGGTAGTGAGTGACGCCGCCACCCACTACGAACATGTCCGTATCGCGCATTGCGTATTCGGCTATGTGCTTCGCTCGACCCCAAGCCTGTTCGTCTTTTGGGGTGTCGCTCTTTCCGTCGTGCGTCCACGAAAACTGTCTGCGCTGCCACACGACATCGCATACGTTGTCGGGATACCTCTCGCTCTTTACTCTGTTGATTGTGACTTCAGCCACGGCGAGTTGTCCCAACATATCCTCTGACCTCGCCTCGAAATATACGTTCATAGCTAGGCAAAGCACTGCTTGTGTTAGTACGGGCACGGATGTAATCCTCCTTTAGATGGGGTAGTTTGCTATCGACCAAGCACATCACGCGCTTGATCTTTTCTTCATCGGCGTGGCGTACGCGCTTTGATCGGATGACGTACGCCACATGCCACCACCAGGTATAAGGACGCCATTCGTCAGCGAGCCTGTACCAGTCACGCTTGATGCGTGGCTTGACCTTCGGATCAAACTTGGTGGGTAGTTTAAGATCACGCCGCATGAGCGTGACCTTCGGAAATGAGAAGACGCTCGATGCCACCGAGCAGTGTGTTGCCCAGTCGTGAGAAGTCAGTCATGACGACATGCTCTCCAAACATATTTCTCATTATCTTTTCGTTTGCACTGATGCCTATGCCGTAGACCTCAATGCCGCCGTCACGCATGGCCTTCGTATGCTTGGCGACCATGTCAACTTCGCCTCTACGTCCTGCATCTGGCTCACCATCCGTTAGGAACAGGCAAACCCTACGCGGCTCTGTCCATCCAGACATGATGCGTGAAACGCTTGTGATGCTGGCGTACGTAGGTGTACCGCCGCCGACTGGCAGAAACTGAAACACCTCGTTGATTTTCCGCCAGCTCTCACTCG